GCAAAGACTGTTATCGCAACTGTGTTTGACCCTACAACGGGTCTGCCAGTCTTTACAGACCAAGACCGTGAAGCAATTCTTTCAAAGAATGGCGCAGTCATTGAGCGTTTAGCAACAAAGGCTCTTGGCAGTTCAGGTCTTGGCGAAAAGGCGGTAGACGAAGCACAGGCGCGATTTCCTCAAGAATCCTGAAAGACGGTTTCTTTTTGAACTAGCAGAAAAGTTAGGTCGGACGGTGGGTGAACTTCTTTACGGAAGTAAAGCCCACCGACCACTTAGCAGTATGGAATTAACCTAGTGGAACGCTTTCTATCTTCTAAAAGAAAAGGAACGCGAGAAAGCCGAGAGACGAGCGAAGGCTAGGAGATAAATGGCTGAATCACCAACCATGGAAGTCCGCGCTCGCATCACCGCAGATTCCGCACAATTTACAAAAGGTTTAGAAGAGGCATCTAAAAGTGCTTTAAATTTTCAAGGCGTTGCGGGTAAACTCAACGGAACCCTGACAGCGCTAGGCGGTATTGCCGCCGCCGCATCTATTAGTTTGATTGTCTTTGCCACTAAATCATTCAAAGCCGCCGCCGAAGTTCAAGAGTTGGATATTGCTTTACAGGCTATTGGTAAGTCCACCCGCTACGGATATACGCAACTCGCTCTTGCAGTTGAAGAAATTCAAGATGTTGGAATCACAGCCGCCGCCGCCAATCGTGCAGTTATCAAACTTGCTCAATCAAATGTCGATTTAGGCGATGCTACTAAATTAGCCAACATTGCTCAGGACTTATCTGTGACCGCAAGCGTAAACGCCGCAGATGCTTTACAAACTCTCATTTTTGCTATCACAACTGGTCAAACAAGAATGTTGCGCCAAATTGGTATTACAACTGGGGCTACTGAGGCTTTTGCTATTTACGGAAAAACAATAGGTAAGAGCGCAAGTGAGTTAGATATGGCTGAGAGACGCCAAGCAGTATTAAATTTCATAGTAAAAGAAGGCATAAAGGTTCAAGGTGCCTACGCCCTAGCAATACAAAGTCCTTCTAAAGCCCTAAAAGAAATGTCAGACCTTACTAATAATTTACAAGTTTCTGTTGGTAAAAGATTGCTTGATGCTTTTAGTAAAGTAACTTTAGCCACTTTTGAGTTATACACAAAGTTTTCAAAAGCCGCTGACGGAACTGGCACTTTTTCTAAAATTCTTGACGCTATGGAAAAGGTATTGACTAAATTATCAGACCCAATTGCAAAAATAGCAACCAATCTAGGAAACTTTATTGACAAGATAGAAAAAAGCAAAATAAGCGTTAATGGAATTGCTGAAACTATGGAAAAAGTTTTGCCTATTGCATTAGCATTTACTACTTTTTTTGGACTTCAGGCTGGTCAGGCTTTAAGTAAAGCGGCACCTTTTTTCCAAGGTTTCTTTCAAGCCCTAAATAATTATGCAAAAGTTTTTACATTTTTTGCTTTTGTTCTAACATCTCCTCAAATACGCCAAGCACTAGGACAATTAGTTACTGCTTTTGCACCACTCTTGCCAATACTTAAAAAAGTAGGGGCGGTACTTACGGAAGTATCCGCTTTAGCGGTTGCTGTTTTTGCTAAGGCTATAAGCCTTGTAGCCTCCGTAGTGACAGCATCCATTGGGTTTGTTCAAAAATTTATCGGGGTCTTTAAGGCTTTAGGAATTATAGTTCTATCAGTTGCCGCTGGTTACGGTACTTGGCTTGCCATAACCACACTTCAAACTGCTCGGTTAGCAATTCTTAACGCAGTAACCGCTGGGGCAACGATAGTAACTACTGCGCTATCCACCGCTGTTAAGGTTCTCAACTTGGCTTTGATTTTTAATCCAATCCCAATTCTTATTGGCTCTATTGTTGCTTTAGTAATTGCTTTTGGTTATTTGATTAAAACTAATAATTCAGTAGGTAGCGTGTTTAAGAAAGTATTTAATCTTATTGTGCAAATTGTGATTACTGTTTTTGCATACATTGTCAAGGCTATTGGTTATGTGATAAAAGCCTTTGCCTCTATTATGCGAGTTATTGGTTTCTTCGCAGAAGTAATTGCTAAGGTCTTTGAGTTCGTTATTGACATAATTCTTACTTGGTATCAGTTCATACTTAAAGCAGTTAAGTTTGTTATAGATGCTTTTATCAACTTTATGGAAGCCCAAGGAACTCTCTACGATGTAGTCAAAACTATATTCAACGCAATCATCAAGGTAATTTCTGTAGTTGTTGAGGGCATTGTCAGAGTCTTTGCATTTGTTATTGGCGCCGTTGCTGATGCAGTTGGAGCATTTAATTATTTGTTTGGCGGAGTCAAAAAAGTATTTTTAGCAATTTTAACTGTAATTTCTAAGGCTGGCGAAGGCATATTTGACTTGTTTGGAAAAATTGTCGAAGGATTAGGCAAGTTTCTTGGTTCATCCTTTGATGCTTTAACGGGTTGGGTTCGTGGTCTTGCAAACTTATTAGGTTTTGTTCCTGGAGTAGCGGAAAAAGTAAATGGCGCTCTTGATAAAGTCAAGGCTGGAATTGTTGCCTTACCAAGTAAAATAGTTGGTTTTGGAGAAGGTGTTTTTGATAAGATTATTAGCGGTACAGAAAAAACTATAAATGGGGTTGCTGGAATAGGTCTTGATGTTGAAAAAAAACTAAGGGCAACAGAGAAAGAACTTACTAAGTTTGCGGTCAAAGTTGAAGAATTTGGAAACAAAGACAACGGCGCTAAACTTATTGAGGGTTTAGTTGGCGGAGCAAAGAAAGCATCAAGCGCATTAGAGACAATGATTGACGCACTTGGTAAAGCAGTAAAGTTTGATTTTGCGGGAACAGTAGGAAACTTCATTGATAGCGTGGCTGATAAGGCTGACGCGGCAGGTGACTACCTAATCAACCTTTCAACTCAAATGTTAGCCTTTGCAAAGACTACAGATTTTGCTGATAGCGCCGCAAATGGAATTAGTAATTTTATTGAAAAAATTCAAGACAGTCTAAAAGAGGGTCTTGGCTTTGGAGACATTCTTAAAAAAGAGCGCGAGAAGGCGGATGGTTTAGGAACTACTGGTAATGAAGGTGCTTTAGGTACTATTCAAGAACAAGCAGATTTGATGAAAAAAATTCGTGAAGCAATGAAGGCTGGCATTGAGTCAATGAGTGATGTCCTTCAAGACCTACAACAAGCGGCTAAAGATTTTGCAGATTCTCTAAAAGACACAATTATGGGTTTTGCGGGACTCAAAGGGGTAGAACTTCCTGACGGTTTTATCCCAAAGGCTAAGTCCCTTATCGAGAATATGCGAACCCGTTTAGAAAAAAGCCAACAGTTTGCTAATCAAATTTCGCAATTACAAGCCCTAGGTTTAGATGCAAACGCAATTAAAGATTTAGTCGAATCAGGACCTATCAAGGGCGCTCAAATAGCGGCGTCAATTCTTGGCGGGGGCGCGGAAGCAATTGCACAAATCAATGAGATTCAAAAGTCAATTGCATTTACTGGCGCGGCGATTGGTAAGTTTGGTTCCGAGGCGGCGTTTGGTCAAAAGATTGCAAGCGCTCAGGCTGGTCTTGCTGAGTTCACGGGAACCGATGCAAGCATCAAAGGCGCTGGTGGAAACAACATAGTTATTGAACAAGGCGCTTTTGTAGTAAATGTCGATACAACTGGTGCTACAAACCAAGATGAGAAGGCTGACATTATTACCAAAAGGATTCAGGAAACATTCGCTATCTTGGCAAAAGAATTGGCTAACAAATAATGGCTACCTATGTACTTCGCCCTGACGCAAACTGGAACAACGCCGCCTCTTTCACTATTTCAGGTGGCTCGGCTTCAGTTCATGCGGCGCTTGCGGATAATAGCGACGCAACATTTGTAAAGCGCACTAGCACAACAGTTCCCATTTCTTATGAAGCAGAGTTCGGAACAACAACTTTAGCCGCAACCGAGCAGGTTGTGTTTGTCAATCTTCGCGCCCGAGCCACGATAGGAACTACTGGCAGTATTCAGTTGAGCCTTGGAGTTATCACAGACCGAAATGGTCGCACCGTGAGTTACTCGGTTCCGTTTACTAAGGCAAACACTTTGACAATTACAACCCTTGATACTGCCTTGAAACTTACAACCGCTCCAAATGGTGAGGCTTGGACTCAGACTTTAATTGATAATCTTGTTGTCAAGTTTACAGATAACGCAATAATAAGCGGTGACCGAGCAGAACTTGTTGCTCTTTTTATTGATGTAGAAACTACAACTCAACCAACCGTAACAGTTACGGCGCCAAGCGGAACTATCACTACCACTACTTTTCCTTCAGTTACTTGGACTTATGCTGATGCAGACGGCGACCCACAAAACGCATACGAGGTAAAAATCTTCGACGCCGCTACATACAACGCCGTAGGTTTTGACCCCGAGACCTCAACACCGTCAGTAGAGACTGGAGTTGTTGTTTCAGGTAATGATGGTCAAACACTTGAGGCTGACTTAGCCGATAGCACAACTTATAGAGCCTATGTTCAAGTGGCTCAATTAGTCAATGGTTCAAATTACTTTAGTGATTATGCCTTTAGTCAATTTATTATTGATGTTGATGCTCCCTCCACACCACTTATCACCGCTTTTTACGATACTAATATCGAGGCAGTAACCCTTACGGTTTTTGGCAGAACAAATGTTCTCAGCGCTAACCAAGCCTCCCTTGAAACCAATACAGTTGGATGGATTGCAGTAACAAATTCCACAATTGCTCGTTCAACTGCTCAATTTTCTGACGGCACCGCCTCACTTTCAATTACAGCAACAGCATCAGGAGATGCCACGGCTTCAACGACTACTGCTACAAAATTTGTAGTCACGGCAAACCAAGAATTTTCTGCTATTGCAGATTTCAAAGCGGACAGCACAACTCGTCTTTGTGCAGTTGGCATTAGTTATCTGACTTCAACAGGTTCAACAATTAGCACAACTTTTGGAACATCAGTTAGCGCAACCAGTTCGGCTTTTGTAACAGCAAGCGCAACGGTCTTAGCACCCCCAACTGCCACCCACGCACAAGTTTTTGTAAAGGTTATTGGAGCAAGTGCAAGCGGAGTACATTATGTAGACAAGATTGCTTTCCACTCAGGCGATGAAGCCGTATTTACTCGCGGTGGTTTTAGCGTTTTCAAGTTTGATGTAGAGCGCTCCATAGATGGCGGAACTATATTTACCGCTATCCGTAACAGTCCAGTTTCGGCTGACACCTCACAAATTGCCCAAATTGACGACTATGAAGTTCCCCTTGATACAACAATTCAATATAGAGCAAAAGCGAGGGCTGATATTTAATGGCTACTATTTCTTCGGGTTATACATCTTCTGCCCCACTTTTAATCAACAATCCTTTAACTTGGTCTTTTGTTGCCCCTGATAACGACTCAATAAAAGTTGTAGGCATAAGTGTTCAACAACCATTGAGCCAAACTATTGTAGAAGCCTACGGTGTTTTCAAACCGCTTGGTGCATCTAAGTCAGTAGTTGTGTCGCAATCTATTTATGGAATTGATGGCATTTATGAAATAACCACTCAGGGAGAAACTAATTGGGATGCGTTGTATCCAGTTCTTGTTTACCAAGGAACTCTTTTGGTTAGAGACCCCCTTGCCCGTCAAAAGTATGTCCGATTTGTAGATAGAAACTGGACTGAATCAGGCAATATAGAGAGTCTAATCAGAGTTGTAAAAGTAACTTACTATGAAGTCGATGCCCCATAATGTATCCAGTCTCAACTTTATTCAAAGAGACCGTAAAAAAATCTCATGTGACTAAAGTAAAAGTTGAAGTTTTTGATGTCTCAAACGGAACCATCATTAGTACCGCTCAACCAATTTCAGGAAGCGTTAGCATTGATAACCGCCGTTCAGTTCGACGCGAATGTACCCTTGAGTTCATAGATAATGACGGAACCTTAGTCCCACAAAACAACAGGTCGGCAATCTTTTTGCCATATAACCGAGAAATAAAAATTTACCGTGGGGTTGTCTTTCCTGACGGCACCGAGGAATTAGTTCCCCTTGGCGTATTTGTAATCACAACTGTAGAAATTACAGATACACCCCAAGGTGTAAAAATTGCAATCAAAGGCTCTGACCGAAGTTTGCTTCTTGCTCGGGCTAAATTTACAAACCATGAGTTTTATATTGCAGACGGCACAGCCAAAGAAACTGCTATTGAACAAATTTTGAAGTTTAGGTACCCGCAAGTTAAAACAATCTTTCCCGCGACTGGACAAGTTACAACTTTGCTTTACCCAACCCTTGACCAAAGTTCTGACCCATGGCGTGAGGCTTTGAAGATTGCCGCCTCTGCCTCTATGGATTTATATTTTGATGAGAACGGCACAGCCCGTATGAGACCAATCCCCGACCCCGACTTAGTATTACCAGTTGCTACATATACAGACGGCGCGGATTCAATCCTAATTCAAATCAATCGCTCCCTTAGTATTGATGAGTCCTATAATGGGGTTATATTTACAGGAGAAGGAACAAACTTGTCTATCGGTGTAATCGGTGAAGCCTTTGACGATAACCCGAGTTCACCCACCTATCGTAAAACCTATGGTGAAGTTGTAAAATTTATGAGCAGTCCAACGGTGCTAACGGTTGCCGAG